CTACAACTTTAATGGTGTAGATGATAACGGTGACACACAGGTAGATGTATATCCAGTTCCTGACGGAGCACACAACATCTTCTTTAACATTTACAAACCACAAGATTCATTGTCTGCTGCTGGTGACATACTTAAAGTACCATCAGAACCAGTAATTAAATATGCTTATGCTATGGCTGTAGCAGAGCGTGGTGAAGATGCAGGATTGTCAGCACAGGAAGCTACTGCACTAGCAGATCAATCACTTGCGGATCATACGTCTATTGAGAATGGACGTTATCGTGATGAGTATGTTTGGAACGCAGTTTAATGGCTAAACCATTACAGACATCAACTATTTCAGCACCAGGTTTTCTTGGTGTTAACACGCAGGAGAGTAGCGTTGACTTGTCATCAGGTTACGCACTTGAAGCATACAACTGTGTAATTGATAAGTTTGGACGTATTGGCGCTAGGCGGGGTTGGTCTAAACAAAACAGTTCGTTAAATACTGACTTGTCAACTAACGATATAGAGTTTTTGTTTGAGCTACCAGAGACAGCTACTGTACTAGCTGGTGGTAACAATAAGTTATTTAGTTTTGCTAGTGGAACTATTACAACAGAAGTAGATACTACAGTTGTAGACTCAGCAGGTACAGGTACTACAGCATACACAATTACAGCTAACGATTGGTCAGCATCTAGTATTGTATTTGGTGAAGGACCAGACATTAGTCCTCATGCTTACTTAGCACAGTCAGGTCATTTACCTTTGGTGTATCACAAAGTAGGTAGTGGTCATGCACACACAGGTAGTTATGGTTTCCAGTTGTTGACTGATGTAGGTACAGCACCAACAACTTACGCAGCACCTGGAGACTTTAAACCTAACTTTGTACTTGGAGCGTATGGTAGAACTTGGTGGGCAGATATTGTTAATGATGAACAGACAGTGTACTTTAGCTCACTACTGGATGGATCAGACTTGTCTACTGGTGATTCAGGTTACTTATCTTTGGTAGATGTATTTCCTAATGGTGACCAAGTAGTAGGATTAGCAGCACACAATGGTTTCTTAATTATCTTTGGTAAGAGAAACATTGCAGTTTATGCTAACCCTATTGATGTAACACGATTAGAGTTAGTTGACTTGATTGCTAACGTAGGATGTATTGCAAGAGATAGTATCGTTAATACTGGTACAGATGTGATGTTCTTGTCTGACACTGGAGTAAGAAGTATTGCTCGTGTCATTCAGGAAAAGTCAGCACCTATTAACGATATATCTTTTAACGTAAGAGATGACTTAGTTAGTTTTGTTAAGTCTGAAACGAATAAAGAAAAGATTAAAGCTGCATACTATCCTGAAGATGCTTTTTACATTTTAGTATTACCAATCAGTAACTATGTTTACTGTTTTGATTTAAGAAGTAGATTACAGAATGGAGCGTGTCGAGTAACTATCTGGGACAGTATTGAACCTACTGCTCTTCATGTAACGTATGCAGGTAATTTGTTAGTAGGTAAAGCAGGATACATTGGTAAGTATTTAGGTTTCTTAGATGATACTTCTACTTATCAGATGCGTTACTACACGAATCATGTTGATTTAGGTAATCCTACTTCATTAAAGATATTAAAGAAAGCTAACTTTACTGTTGTTGGTGGTGTAGGACAAAGCGTAGCTATTAAGTATGGGTTTGATTACTTACAGTCATATCGAGATATTCGTAAGACATTAACTACTGCTGTTGTGTATGAGTACAACATTAATAAGTTTGGCGTTAGTGGTGTGTCAATTGTAGGTAGTCAGTCATTTAGTGATAGCACACCTACTACTAATACGATTACAGACACAGACGGTACACATTATCAGGTAGCGTTTAAATCAGTGTTTGATTCTACTAATGGATATGACTTACCTCATACTGTTAAGTTAGATAGTGATGGTTTTTATTATGTTCCAGATACTGATGCTGGTGAAGCAGCTAACGCAACAGTGTATTTAAAGAGTGCTGACGCATTGTCAGAATACTCTAGTGGTCTTGCACTAGAAGAAGTTAAAAGTAATCTAGGTGGATCAGGATCATTGATACAGTTAGGATTTGAAGCAACGATTAATCAGAATCCTTTGTCGATACAGAAGATTGATATTTATGTTAAAGCAGGAAAGACTCTCTAAGGAATAGCAATGACGGATTATATTAAAAGTACAAACTTTACTGCCAAAGATAGTTTAGTTACAGGTGATGCAGGTAAGATTGTAAAAGGCTCAGAGATTGATAATGAGTTAGTAGCTATTGCTAGTGCTGTATCTACGAAAGCAAATAGTAATAACGCTGACTTAACTGGAACTCCTGTAGCTCCTACTGCTTCATCAGGAACTAACTCAACACAAATAGCTACTACTGCTTTTGTTACAACAGCTATCGCTAATGAAAACCTAGGTACGATGGCTACACAGGATGCTACATCAGTTGCTATTACTGGTGGAACTTTAACAGGAACAACAGTTAATGGAAACACAGTAGGATCTAATTCAGTAGGAACTAGAACAGTATCAACAGCTAGTCCTAGTGGTGGATCAGATGGGGATATTTGGTATAAAGTAACATGAGCGTATCTGTTAAACAGTCAGGGACTATTAAAGATCCTCTTGAGATTTACATCAAGGATGACAGTACATGGAAAACTGTTAGGGAGATCCATGTCAAAAATGCTGGTGTATGGAAGCAAGCGTATCCTCCTGTAGGCACTCAAACGTTTAGTACAGCAGGTACACATTCGTTTGTTGTGCCTCAAGGTGTTTATACTTTAAGTATGCCTATCATGTCTGGTGGCGGTGGAGGTGGTGCAACAGGTTATCACTCAGGTGACTGTCACTCTGGATTTGCAGGTAGCGCAGGAGCAGCTTATACATCATCAGATAATATATCTTTTGCTGTCACACCTGGAGAAACGCTTACAGTGATTGTGGGTGCTGGAGGTGCAGGAGGATGTTGTTGGGCATTTCAAGCACCTCAAGTTTGTGGTGTTGCTGGTAGTACAACATACGTTAAACGTGGGGCAACTACCTTGTATGATAGATCAGGTGGGGCAAGAGGTTGTGGTATTTACGGAATACATACTGACTTTACTTCTCCTGGAGGTACTAACGGTACTGGGTACGGTACAGGCGGTACAGGAGGTAGCTGTACAGGTAACGGTGGTAATGGTGTAGCAGGGGCAGTTCAATTCTCATGGTCATAATTCCAACAGCAACACCTAAAGAGTTAGAAGAAAAACGTAAAGAAATCTGTGACAACTGTGAAAAGAATAAAATAGGTATTTGTACTAAATGTGGTTGTGTTATTAAATTTAAAGTTAAGTTTGAGCAAAATCAATGTCCATTAGGTAAATGGTAAGAGGATAAGAAGATGGGATTCTTAAAAGATGCAATATCTGTAGCAGCACCAATAGTAGGAGGAATGGTTGGTGGTCCTGTTGGAGCACAGATAGGAAGTGCTATAGGAGGAGCTATCTCTCAAAGACAGCTTGCTAAACAAGCAGGAGAGACTGCTGCACAATACAATGCTAGGATGCAGCAATTAGGACAACAAGGTTTCTTTAGACCTGTTGCCATGAAGACTCTCTACGGTCAGTCTGAGTTTAAAGTAGATCCTGTCACAGGAGCAGTTACTTCTGCTAGTTACACTCCATCAGAAACCGTACAGGAGCAACAAGGTAGACTTGGTGTAATGATGGGTCAAGGACTTACTGCTGCTGAACAAGCTGTACCGTTCGCAGAGCAGTTTGCAGCCCCAGCACAAGGCTTATTTAATATCGGTCAGGAATACTTGTCTACTACTCCTGAAGAGGCTAGACAGCGTTATATGCAGCAACAGATGGATGTCTTACGTCCTTATGACATTGAGGAAGAGCAGAGACTAGCTAGAACAACGTTTGGTAGAGGTGCTGGTGGGTTAAGTGTAGGTGCTGGTGGTAATCCTTACTTACAGGCTTTACAGGAATCAAGGAATAGACGTAACCTACAACTAGCTGCACAAGCAGAACAAGCAGCACAACAACAGATAGGCTTTGGAGCACAGCAACTAGCTAAAGCTGGTGGGTTGTTGGGAACTGGTTATGACATTATGCAAGGATCATTAGCACCATACCAGAGCTACTTAGCTAACCAAGCAAGGCTTGAAGAGCTTGCACAACAGCCATTAACTATGGGTGCAAACTTAGGTGCTACTGCTATGACAGGACAACAGTACGGTGCTGACATGAGTAGCCAAGGTGCTCTTGGATTAGCTCAACAGCAAATGGCTGCTGCTGAAGGAAGAAACGAAAGGATGCAAGGTTTATTTAGTGCAATACCTGGATTGTTTGAAACCAAAACAGGTACTCCTGCTCCTATTGAGGAGCGTCCAATAAACTTACCTGCATATAATCCTCCTCCTTATGTTGGATATCAAGGTGGATCTTTTGATGGAAACTTGTTAGGTGGTTTTGACTTTGGTAAGTATGCTGGTGGATTCCAACCTACAATTAGGAGATAATCGTGGCTGAAGGACTTTTAAACATATTTGGACCTACTCCTGAAGAGTTAGAGTATCAGAGAAAACAAGAAGAAGAACTTGCTGCTAGGCAAGACTACAGAGATCGATTAGCTACTGCTGGTAGTCAGTATGGTCTTTATGGCGGTCTTGTTAGGTCAGGAATCAGACAAGGAGAGCAGCTAAGAAGAACAATCCCTAGATTGTTTGGTGAGTCACCTTCTCCACAAATGGAAAGAGCTACTGTCATGCAACAAGTCATGAACCAGTATTCAGGACAGGATATGTCTAAGCCTGAAGTATTAGCTCAAATGGCTAAAGACTTATCAGATAGAGGATATCCAAGAGAAGCAATGCAGCTAATGGATCAATCTAAACAGACTGCAGCAAGACTACAACAAGCAAATAGGCAAGCACAATTAGATGAGCAGAAGTTTAGAAAGGCAGAAGCTGAAATAGCAAAATTAAATAAAGAAGCAGCAGAGGCTGGAAAAGGTGATAAACTTACAACCCAATTGCTTGATGATTTCAGAGACAAGGGCGGTGCTGTTGAGCAGATGGTAAATCTTAGAGCATCGTTTAAGCCAGAGTATGCAGGCAAAATACCTGTATTCGGAGAACTTGAAAGAAGATTTAAAGAGATGCTCCCTATGAATCAAGAGGACAGGGAGTTTGTGCTTTGGTGGAAAGGATATCAAGATAGAATCAACGTCATTAGAAATGAATTGTTTGGTTCTGCATTGACTGATCCTGAAAGAATAGAATTTGAAAAGGCAATGGTTAAATTAACGACAGAGCCTGAGTTAGTGATGCAGTATCTTGAGAAAGCAGAAACACTAGCTAAAAATAAATTCTTACAAGAAAAAAGTGTAGTAGAATCACAAGGATGGAATACCACAGGTGTTGAGGGCTACGCTCCTTCACTACGAGGGTATGAACCAGCAGCAGGTGACGATGGTGACATTGTGGACTTTACGCAGCTATAAGGGAATAATAAATGGCTAATAAAAGAGTTAGGCTACCTGATGGTAAGATTGGTTTGTTTAGAGCAGACCAATCTAATGCTGAGATTAGAAGACTAATAGAGCAAAAATATCCAGGTGCTTATAAGAAAACTGAAGATCCTATTGTTGCTCCTACACCTAAGAAAGATTATACAGATGTAGGATTAGGAGAGGTTGGTATTGAGGCTTTATCTAATCTTCCATCCTCTGCTAAAAGAGAAGTTCAAGCTCTTTGGGATGCTGTTACCAGTCCTATTGAAACAGCTAAGACTGTAGGTCAGTTAGGTTATGGTATTCTACAGAATGTTCTTCCTGATGACGTTGTTCAGATGATTGGAGAGGATGAAGAAAGTCAACAGCTAGCTAGTGCAGTTGGAGAATACTTTGCTGATAGGTATGGTGGTATTGAAAATATTAAAAGAACTATAGCAACAGACTCAGCAGGATTCCTCGCTGATCTTGCTGGTACAATTAGTGGTGGTTCTACCATAGCAGCAAAGGTTATAGCTAATGCTGCTAAAGCTGGTAAAGGAGCTAAACTAGCAAGAGTTCCTGCTGCTTTAGAGCAGGTTTCAAAGTATGCCTCAAGGATAGATCCTATTACGTTTAGTCTTGTTGGTGCTGGTAAAGTAGCTAAAGTTGGAACAAAGAAAGTATTAGGACCAGCAGTAGCTACTACATTGGCTTTTACTTCTGGTACGGGACGAGAGGCTATTGAGCAAGCATACAAGGCTGGTAAGGAGGGTGGAGAAGCTCTTAAAAACTTTAGAGATAACTTAACTGGAAAAGCAGATCCACTAGAAGCAGTAGCTAATGCTCGATACAATTTAAATATTTTATATGAGCAGAGAAAACAAAGTTATTTAAGTGGTAAGGCTAACTTAAAAGATGTTGACTTAAACCTAGGTACGATCAAATCTATGGTGGCTGATCTACAGGCACTTAGAACAACTGACGCTAAAGTCTTAGAAGCAGCTAATAGTGCAGCAGAGATATTAGCAAGAGCAGAGAAGCAAGGATATAAATCTATTTCTGATTTTGATGAATTAAAGAGAACTCTTAATTCTGAAGCAATGAACTATAGTGGAACTGCTAGAGTAAAAATTAAAGAACTAGCAGATGAAGTTAAAAGACAAATAAACACTGCTGACCCTAACTATGAAAAGGTCATGAAGAGTTATGAAGAAGCAACAAAGTCAATTCAAGAAATAGAAAAGGCTTTGGATGTAGGTGACAAGAAGACAGCAGAAAAGGCTTTGAAGAGTTTGCTTACTTCGATGAGGGACGGTGTCTCTACTAATTATGGTCAGAGATTAAACTTAGCACAACAGCTAGAACAGTTACCAGGTGCTAAACAGTTCCTACCACAATTAGCTGGACAAGAATTAAGTTCTTATGTCCCTAGAGGATTACAAGGTAGGATACTTGGTTCAGGTCTTGTAGGTGGTCTAGGATACTTAGGCGGTAGTTTACTTAGTCCGTCTACTGTTATATCAGGCTTAGCTGCATCTCCAAGAGCAGTAGGTAACGTAGCTCAATTATCTGGTAGAACAGCTAGAAGAGCATCACAAGCAGCACAGGTACTACCATCAGCAACACCCAGTTATTTAGGTATGTTTGAAAGAGCTACTCAAGAGGAAGAACAATAATGGCTAGTGTATTAGACAGCTTACTAAATGATTTAGTAGGCAGATTACATGAGATGGGGATTGGTAAAGGAACTGCTGCACAACAACCAGTAGGTCCAAGTTATGAAGACTGGTCTCAAGATGAATATCACTTTGCTGTCAATCCAGATGCTAGACGTACTGAATCTAGTTATGATCCGTACACTATGGGAGGTGTACAGTTACCTAGTGGTATGTTTGGAGGAAAGCCAATACAAGCCCCACAAGACCCTATAGAGCCTCCTCAGCCTCCTAGAGAGATAACACCAAGAATAAGAAGAGGAGCAGTTCCTCCTCCAGGCAGTCCTCAGCTTCCTATGCCTACTACAGATGCTCCTGTTCCTGTTCCTCCTACTATGTCAAGGAATATTGAAACAGCTAGACCAGATGGGCTATTAACTGGTGATGTATTGTCTATGACACAACGTAGACCTTTCCCAGCTAGAAGACAAACCACACCACCTCAAGCTCCAGATTTGAGTATGCCAGGATCTCCTGAACTTCTACCACCTAATGTAGGCACTCCATCAACACAGCCACTGACAGCTAATATGTTTAGTGGTAGATTGGATATGCCACCTCCTATGTCGCCTAGAATGTTTACTGGTCAGTTGGATATGCCTCCACCATTTACTTCAGAGATAACTCCATTCGGAGATGAGTATGAGAATCTCAGAGGTAAGAGTGTTGAGGACATACAAGAAGAACTGAACAACCCCAACATTGATGTAAATGAGCAAGGTGATTTAGTTGAAATCATTGAGTATGAAACAGTTGAGGAAATTATGCCATCAGGTAAAAAGATTACTTACAAAGAACCTATTAAAGAAAGAGTATTGGTTAAGGGATTTAGTAAAGATACCCCTGCTTCTGACAATATCTTTAACCCTGCTATTAAGTAATATAGGATACACAATGCCATCATACACAGTTAAAAAAGGTGATACATTATCTAAGATAGCTAGAGAACAAGGATATTCTCTGTCTGATTTTAAATTAGCTAATCAGGGAATAGACTTCAACAAATTAAAGATAGGTCAGAAAATAAATATTCCTTATGATGTAATAGATACTCGACAAGCAAAGCCTGCTGATAATATGTATCAAACAGGTGACATTTATTTGCTTAGTGCTCTGGCAGCTACTGAGTCTTTATCACCTCAAGGACAAGCTGATGTAGCACAGAGCATTTATAATAGAGCAGCCAGTAAAGGATATCCTAATAAAATAAGAGACATTATTTTACAGAGGAATCAATATCAGCCTGTATTCTCAGATCCAAGTAAAGAACAGTCAGACACTGCTGATGTTTGGAAAAATGTTAAAGATGAACAATCAGCGATAAAAGCATTACAGTATTATTACAGTCAGAAGGGTGAGAATATCTCAGCAAGTCAAGCTAAAAGTAAATTATATTCAGCAGTAGAAAACGTTACAAATCCTACATTTCAAAAAGAAGCTCAAACTTTTGTTGGATCAAATACAGAGTTTCTAGCTCCTACCTTTAATCCAAAAGGATCTATACATAGAGGAAGTTCTTTTGATAATAAGTTTTTTACTAGATACACAGACAACCCTCAGACAGGATTAATACCAGAACAATTAAGAATCTACTCTAATCAACCTGATGAACCTATGGTTAGATATGATGAGATTGATTATGGTAGAGAAGCATATAGGTACTAATAATGGAGAACTTCATTACTACTTACTGGGAGATACTCTCAGGGCTTGTGATCGTCATCTTCCTAGGTATTACTTGGAAGGCAGAGGTCAGTGCAAGGCTAAGCGTACTAGAAGAGAAAGTACGAGCCTTGTTTGACCTATTCAACAGTAAGAAGTAACTACTTTAAGTTAAGATAGATATCTTCTATCTTAGATGCTTCCTCCTCTCTGTGTCTCCACTCATCCCACGTTTGTGCAGGTTT